TTTCGATAAAGCTATTGTTCCATTGTATCCAAAAGTATCAACAACATTGATCGTGTTTGTGGTAGCCACAGGAATCCCGCTGGGTGCAGCACCACCAACCTTGCGGACAGTCTGCACACCTAGTCCTAGAGATAGTCTTGGCATAAAATTACAATGCAATCACCCGCCAAGGGATAGAACCTTTGGCGGGTTGACTGCTAATTCCATTAGGCCGATTTGTAGGCAATCACTCGGCCAGTTCCAGCCGTAAAGCTGTTAAACTCGCCGTAGATGATGTTGCCGGAACCAATTGATATACCTGTCAGCGTACCATCGAAATTTCCGCTGATAGTAGTAAACGTGGTGTCGGCAAGCATCTGTATTGCCCAATAACCAGAAGCCGCAGTGCCAGTCGTGCCAACGGTAAACCCGTTGCCACCCTGGAATTTATCTAAAGCGCGGGACATGATTACGCTGTGTAGAACGGAATCTTTACCGCTGTTCCGTTAACTTTGAGCAACAGTGCGCCAGTGCTGGTAGCATTCGTGCTGAATGTTCCGCCAGTAGCCACGCTGGTGATTTCCACAAGCTGTGTCTCGGCTTTGCTATTCACCTTAAACGGCCTGCTCTTGGCAAGTTGTCCGCTACGAACATTTCTATCTGACATATTAGTCTCCTTTGCGACCCCAGGCACGTTTCACTTGATCCGCGCTAAAGTCGCTTTTGAACCTACTCCCAAGTTTTTGTTCTTGTTTGTAGTACCCCTTCATAATTGTTGATGTATTCGACAGCGTTGGATCGGTCGGGGATTCTCCCGTTCCAAATACTGTCAACCGTTGTGGCACAGTCGACCTTCTCAGATAGCTAGGGACTGAATCCCTCTTAGCAACCGTTTTCTCCAGTTCAACGACTGATCCGTTACGGGTGTCGGTGTACTGGTAGATCGGCATTAGCTGTAGCTTTCCTCGTCAGCTTCCTCTGCCAACTTACGCATTTTATCCTCTTCGGACATCTCTGACTCTTCATCTACTTCAGCCATCGGCTCTGCTTCCGCCATCGCATCATTGATGCGGACGAATACAGTATCGCCGTCAACCTTTTCGACTGTGCCAGTGAGTTCCACCGAGTCACCCGCCTCTGGAGGAGTCATCTCGCCTTCACCGCCATCCATCTCAAGCATGGACATAGGCAAGCGAACAAGACCTTCCTTGGGCATAGATTTCTCGCTGGAAGAGGCTGGGGAGGTTTTACCCTCCCCAGCTTTCCGAGGACCCATACCGATTACTAGCATGGCTCCCATATAGATAACTTAGGCGAAGTTAGACTTCGACCAGACAACGCGATAGAACGCAGGGTTCAATTGCTTCGCAGTATAGAAGGTTTTGAACGATGCGATGGTGCGCTGACCGTAGATGTCCGACTTGTCAGGAGCATCGAGGATTGTGACCTTGGGCGCGTAAGGCGAGCCAGTGGCCGCAACCGCTGTCATGTGAGGCACGCCGAAGGCTTGCCCACCGAGTACGATGCTTGCAAAGTTAGAGCCGGTTGCCTCGGTGTTTACACCGAAAGCGGCAGTACCAGCCGTTAAGTTGTTGGTAGTTTCGATTACGCTCACGCCGAACAGACGACCGACTTCACCTTTGTAGATGGCTTCGGGAGTGCTGTAGGAGGAAACGCGCAGGAAGTCATCGTCGTTCATCAAGTCACGGGTGACCTGAGGAGGAGCAACGAGGACGTAACCATCTTTGATCTTGGGAGCGCGGTTGACCTTGAGGGCAGTCGCGGCATCCAAAAGATCCAAAGCAGTCATCGAGGCGTTAGCCGTGGATGCCGCTTGGAAGTTGGTTCCGTTGGTTCCGTTCTGTGCGTAGCGCACGTAGGACGACGTGGAGACAGTCGTACCAGCAGTCGTGGAGGCAGTCGTGTTCAACACCAACGCGCGGTGCGAGAGGGTGTCGGCATGGAGAGCTGCATCTTCACCGAGTTGCTTAGTAGCCTGGGCCAAGTGATTGAATAGCTCGGTGGCCAGCAATACGTCGGTGAGGACGATGCTAGATCCGAACTGTTCCAACGTGGCTTCGACTGTGGAGAGGGTGAGCTGACGCTCGCCCGTACCAGCAGTAGGACTCGTGCCTTCCGACAGCGAGATGATTGAAGCAATGCTGGGGTTGTCGAATCGGAAGAAACGGACGGTTTTGTTGCCGCCAGTTTTCGTCGGATACGGAACCTTTTGGGCAAACTGCTCCATCTGGAGCAAGGGGATTTGCCTCTCTAAGAGTGACTTTGAGAAGAAGGCCTGAAACTGTGAAGAGACAGAGCCTGTAGTAACATTAGCCATTTTATTTTTCCTGTACCACTAACCTGTCAAACTCCCATCCTGTCTGCTTCCGCTGCCATTCGTAACAACTCCTTTTCCTGTTCATTGCTGGACAGTTCGTGAAACTGTTTCTGTCGGGCGGGTGCAGAAGGCTGACCGCTTGCCGGTGTCGTGGCCTTTCTAAGTTGAGCCAATTCTGACTCATACTTTGCAACCTTCTTTTCCAAATCGGAGGCGGACTCCGCTTTAAGCCTAATCTTGGCGATGCCCACCGCATCCTTAATCCCCGCTGGGTAATTACGCAGGATGGCGTGGTTCTGTAGCATCTCCGATACCGCCTTGTAAAGTTTGGTGGAAGAGTCTTTGAGATCGGGGTTAGCCTCGACCTCTTCGTAAAGGTTCTTGTCCCAGGCGGACTTTAGCTCGCCTTTGACATTCTCCTCTTGCTCTTTCCTGTACTCAACCTCAATCTCGCTGGCTTTGTTTTCAGCGAGTTTTGCAAGATCATCGCGGCCTTCATCACGGTAGCTCTTTGCTGCTTCCCGATAATCTTCCGCGCTAAACTTGCGAGTTGAAGTTTGTTTCTCCTGCGCAGCAGCTTTTCCAACCGAGGCTTGGGCGGCTTCCCGCTCGGCCTGCAACTTGGCTTTCTCTGCTCGCAGTGTTTCCCATTCCTTTTCAAGACGCGACTTTGCTTTCTCATATCGTGTTGGCTTCTTTTCGGAAGCCGACTGTGTTGGCTTCTTTTCGGAAGCCGACTCCGACTTGGATTCATCAGATTGCGTTGTTAAAGAACTTTTGGTTGATACGGTTTCAGTCTTAGGGACCTCATCCGTCACCACATCATTCGATGTGGATTTAGTTTCGGTGGTTTCGGGAGTCGCGGGTGTCTCCAAGGTATCGCCGCTGGCCGTCTCCTTAGTTTCTGTTACCGCTTCAACTTGTGACAGGGTGGGCGCGAGTTCCGTGCCTTCATCTGCCGCCTTCGCTAAAGCCAATACATCTGCTTCGGATAGGTTAGTCAATTCCGCCATTTTGACCCTTTCTTACACTGCCACCAGGGGAGTCATTCCCAGTAGTAGGTTAATCGACGATCTGTCCTTCGACCCCATCCGTATCGTCGGTCTGGATGGGCGAGTTTGTTTTTCGGGATGCAAACGATTCGAGAACCGCTACACATCCCCTAAAGCCTTTAGCATACCCGCAAGCCAACGCAAGTGCCTCGCTATCCTTCTCGGTGGCAGAGGCGTTATTGCGCAAAGTAAGGTTAAGCAAGATGGCGGATAACTTTAGGCCGGTGGGGGTTGTGAGGAATCCAGTCCACGCCTTCTCGTCCTCGCTGTTCCACACAGGCTCGTTAACCCACGCTTGGTGGCGGATAAAGGATAGGATGGCGCGGAGTTTTCTCATGGTAGGTCTTTAGCTGCAAACAGCACGTTATAGACAAATTCTTTATTGGGAAGTGGTTTGCCAACCAAGGATTCTGGTTCTTCTTTTTCTAGTAGATAAGTAATATAACCAAGACTTTCCATATACTTGCGCAAGGCTTGTCCAGAGCTACCCATCTGATGTAACCCAAATTCGTGAATCTCAGCCACAACAAACGGCTGGTGCGTCTTTAAGATTTGTTCCATCCCGCGCAGGGCTAGTTCCTCTGCCCCCTCCACATCCACCTTAACCAGCTTTAATTTCGACAGATCCCTGCCAGCAAGCTCTACATCCAAGGATGCCATATAGGTAGCTATCCTAACTGGATTCTCGCGGCTCTTAACATTGTTGCCAAACTTACCGCAATCCCACAGCGAATGACCGCCATCACAATCTTGGTTTTGATTAAACACTACCATCTTGGATTGATCGCCAACTGCCCAGCAGTGGGGTGTAATGTTGCGCAAATTGTTAACTTGGATGTGTTGTAACAAGTGCAGATAATTTTTAGGCTCTGGCTCGAAAGTGTAGACCCTGCCAGACACGCCAACCAGTGCCGAGGATACTATGGAAAAGAATCCAACATGACCGCCAATGTCGATAAAAGTATCGCCTTCTTTGAGTAGACGCTTAAATAATAAGAATGTTTCTGGC